AAAGAATACCATTTAGAAGTTCTGCTGATTTAATGGATGAAGGTATACCACCATTTACAGGAGACAAAGAGGTAGAGTTTAGAGGAAATTATGAAACAGATGGTTTTATCTTTGTTAGACAAACTCAACCTTTACCTTTTACAATTTTATCGTTATACCCAAGATTACAAACAAATGATGGATAATATGCTATATATAATACCTTATACAAAAGAACATGGAAAAATAATATTATCACATCAAATGAATCATAAAATATTAGAAGCAGATAGAAAATTTATTAATGTTGAGGGTGATGCTATGAATTTAGAAGAAAATAATTTAGCTTTTACAGGTATAGTAAATAATAAACCTATCTTTGCTGCAGGTATGAAAATGATTTGGGGTCAAGTTGCAGAAGGTTGGGTTATAGCATCAAGTGATATGTGGAAATATCCTTTAGGTGTTGCTAAAGCAATTAAAAAAGATTTTGCTAAAGTTGCTAAACAACACAATATAAAAAGAGTTCAAACTGCAATTAGAAAAGATTTTGCTAAAGGTCAAAGATTTGCAGAGTGGTTAGGTTTAGAAAACGAAGGTTTAATGAAACATTATGGTTTTGATGGAACAGATCAATACAGATATGCGAGGATATTTTAATGGCACCATTAGCAGCAGCAGCACCAGCTATAACAATAGGAAGTTCTATAATGCAATACCAAGCTCAAGGTACTCTTGGTAAATATAATGAAAAATCTTTTAATAGAAGTGCTGACGTATTAGAAGGTCAAGCATTACAACTAGAACAAAAAGCAGAATTTGATGTTGCACAATTTAATAAGACTTATAAAAAAGTAAAAGGAGAAACAACAGTTGCTCTTGCTAAAGCTGGAGTACAAACTGGAACAGGTAGTGCTTACAATATTGCTTTATCAAATGCACTTGAAAAAAAATTGCAAGAAAATTTAATATATTATAATTCAAAAGTTGCTGCAGCAAATAAAAGAGAAGAAGCAAGTTTTGCAAGAATTAAAGGTCAAATAGCAAAACAAGAATCTAAACTTGCACAAATATCAACTATAGCATCTGCAGGAACAACTTTATTAAAAATGGGTGGCGGATCATCATATAAAGATCAAACAATTCAAGTAGGAGATATGTAATGCCAAAGATACCTACATTTACAGCAGAAGGATCAATAGAACAATTACAAGGTTCTACTCAAACTCCTCAAATTAAATTAAATCAAACACTGGCTACTGCTTTAGCACCTGTTACTAAAATGGTTGTTGATCAAAAAATAAAAGAATCAACTGCACAAAATCAAGCAGAAGCATTAAGATTAGAAAATGATTATATAACTGATCTTATAAAAGTATCAGAAACTATTAATACTGATGAAATAATGTCAGTTAATAAAAATGCTGCTAACAAGTATTTAAAAGATAAAAATAATATTTTAATTAATAAATACAAATCTTTAGCAACTAATGATAATGTTGCAATTAAATTTGAGAACTATGCTTTAGCAGAAACACAGAAAACAATATTTAAAACTGATACACAAATATCAAAAAATATTTTAACAAATTTATTTACTAATTATGATAAACAAAAAGAACTTTTATTTATAACAGCAGACACAGATGAAAGTGGTATAGCTCAAGGAACTTTAAAAAATGATTTAGAAAAATTAACTATAGACACATTTCAATCACAAGTAACATATCCGGAGTTACAAAAAATGTTAGAATCTATACCGGCTGAAATTGATCTTATGAATGGTTCTAAAGATGTTATACAGCAACCCGAAAAAACTATTTATGCTTTAAATGATGATAAAAATTATTTACCTAATTTAAGTCTTAAACAAAGAAACTTTTTAAAAGAAAAAGCTATTACAATTTTAACACCACGAATTGATAATAGTTGGAAAAATTATGTTGCTGCAGCAGCTTTAGGTAAAGAGCCTGTACCATTTAATATGGATTTGGCTAAAGAAGTTTTACCTGCCGAAACAATAGTTAAAATGGAAATTCAATTAGAAACAATAGATGATACTATTAGTAAAGTAAAAATTTTAAATTCAATTAATTCTAAAGAATTAAAAACAACTATAGATCAATATGAATTAGAAATAGATGCTAAAGTTCAAGCAGGTACTGTAGATTTTTTAATTGGTGAAAAAAAGAAAGAATATTATAATAACATTGTAGATAATAGACAAGAATTATTATCAACTGATCCTGTAAAATTTATTATAGATACAAATGAAGATATAAAAACTGCTGTAGAAGCTATTGAATCAGCAGAAGGAGATCAAAAAAATATATTAGAATTTGAATTAGCCACATCTTTAGTTAAAATTCAAACAGATTTAGGTGTACCAAAGTATAATCAAAAAGTTATGACTTCAAATCAATCAAAGTCTTTTGTTTTTAATTATAAAAAAGGTGATGAAAAAACTAGAATAGCAATGTTACAAGGTTTAGATTTACAGTTTGGTGATCTAAACAATAAAGCATTTCAACAATTATTAAATGATGGTTTGCCAGAAACAGCTATACTTTCAGCTTATTTTCAAAACTCATCAATGACAGAAGCATTTTTATCTTTTGATTCTCCAGAAAAGAAAACAGAACTTAAAGATTGGGGAACAAAGAATGGTGTTAAATTTGATAAACTACAAAAAGATATAGCAACAAGTAAAGCTATAAGAATTTTTGAAGATATAGTTGCACAAAATACTGGAGCAAATAGTGCAGATACTGTTGAGCAAATGGGAAATATTGTAGAGATATTAACTTACTACACATTAAACGAGATGTTTACTAATAATAAAAACGAAACAACTGCAAGAAAAGATGCAGTAGGAATTATTAAAAACAACTTTCAAATAGAAGATACATATTACATTCCTAAAATATGGGATGGTAAAAAATTACTAGATAGTCATGTTGATACTATTGTTGAAAAAACAGAAATAATTAAAGATCATTATTTAGATCAATGGGGTGCGGTAGCTTTTGGATCAATGAAAGATGATACACTTACAGTAGATATACAAAGTGAATTTGAAATAAACATAAAAGAAAATGGTGAGTGGAGAAACACATCTGATGGTGAAGGTTTAATATTTGGTATTATACTTTCTGATGGAGAGTTTGCTCCTGTTAAAAATGCTAATGGTGATTTTTTAGAATTTAATTTTGATAACGATCAATACATCTTGCCGGGAACTGATATAAAATTAAATATGACATTAAATGATTTAGTTCCAGAGAATGATGATCAAGCTGCATTGCCTAATGATAATTTAATTTTTGACGAAAATTCAAAACCTAGATTTGCCGGTTTAGTTGAAACTAATAAATTTTTTAATTATGTAAAAAAAAAAGAAGGACCATTCTTTAAATCAGCAACTCAAGCAACTGAAGGTGAAGCAAAACTTACCATTGGTTATGGTAGATATAATGCTGCAGAAGGACAAACAGTAAATAAAGAAGAAGCTGAACGAATGTTGTTAGAAGATATTGAAAGTAGAATACCAGAAGTAATTAACGCAATACCAAAATTTGATAGTTTTTCTGACGAATTGCAACAAGCATTATTTTACGAATGGTTTAGAGGTTCTTTAGTTCAATCTCCTAAAACAAGAGAACTAATTAATGCAGGTAAATTTTCTGAAGCTGCAAAAGAATTTTTAAATAATGACGAATATAGAAATGCTAGAAAAAATAAAAGATCCGGTGTCATATCTCATTTTGAATTAACAGCAAAACTTCTTAATAAAGAAGGAACTATTTAATGGCTCAATTAGCATTTAGATTAAAAACAGATGAGACAGCACAAGAGAATGGTTATGATAGATATTCTAAAAGCCTATTAGATACTTTAGGTGCTATTGCTGCAGACAACTGGGAATATAATCCTTTAGAAGCAACAAAAACTCATAGGTCTATTAATGCTGCTGCTTCTGAATCTATTAGAGGTGGTGATGTTAAGATTGATAGAAACGAATTAAATAAAGAATATAATGATTTAGGATTATATTTTAAAGAAGATGAGTTCCAATCAGTTGTTGATATTATGGTTGAGAAAAAAGAAGCTGAAAGAGAAAGACAAAGTATTATTCAAAGAGGACCAGCAGGATCTTGGAATCCTTTTTCTGCTGGGTTTTATGTAGGTGCTGCAAAGTTTGGAACAGGTTTAGCTGTTAGTATGCTTGATCCAATAAATATTGGAGCTTCTTTTATACCTGTATTTGGACAAGCAAGATTTGCTGCTATGGCTGCAAAATATAGTTTACGAACTGCTAGACTAGCAAGAGGTGTAACAGAAGGTGCTGTTGGTGCAGCATTAGTTGAGCCAATAGTTTATAGTGCTGCTAAAAGAGTACAAGCAGATTATGGTGCAGCAGATAGTATACTTAACATTGCTTTTGGATCAATACTTGGTGGTGGACTTCATGTAGGTGTAGGTAAATTAAGAGATATTAAAACAGTTGCTAAATATAAAAACTTTAGAGAAAAAGTAAATAAAGTTAGAAAAGAAACTGGAATAAAATCAGACGAAGTAGAACCAGAATTAACTAATGAACAAATTTTATTTAGAGAATATTATGGAGAGACTTCAGATTTTATGTTAAAATTAGAAAAAACAGATCCAAGAACTAGAAAATTATTATTAGAAAAATCTTTAGGAGATTTATTATTAGATGAGCCTGTAGATGTTGGTCCAGTAGTAAATGCTGATCCAATATTAAGAACTACAGAAAATAGTATACCAACAGTAGAAAGAAATAATCAACCAAGATTAAAATCAGATGAAGTAGAATTAAATACTGCAGAACAAAATGTTGCTAGAAGAAATGAAACAGAAACTGATGCTGAAATTGATACACTAAACACTCAATTAGAAACTATTAGAAATAATCAAAAAGATGCAAAGTTTAAATTTCAAAGAGGAGAACAAGATTCTGAATTAAAAACTGCAACAGAAGAATTAGACGAACTTAATACAAAGAAAAAAGAATTAGATGAAGCAGTAGCAGATTTTATTAATTGTAGAAATGGTAGATAATTATGGCAGATAAATGTTTGATAAGAGTAGAAAATTTATTAAAAAAATCTTCTATTGCCGGAACTAAAAAAGAAGAGATAGTAAGTTTAATTAAACAATCTATAGCAGAAAAAAAATTAAGTAACATTGATGAAGTTAATGTGGATGCTGTTGCTAAAGATGTATCAGAGCAAATTAAATTACAAAAAAAAATAAATAAAAGAAATGCTATAGAAAATGAAATTAAAGTTAGAAGATTAACAGAATTAGTATTAACTGAATTTTCAGATGATCCATTAGAAGGTTTAACTGCAATAATGGTAGGTTCTAACAATAGAGTTGTAGCTGCAAGATCCTCTGCTGCTGTACAACAAAACGCAACTGTTAATCAGTTGATTGCTGGATTTAATGCTAAATTAAGAGCTGCTGGTGTAGATGATTTGTTTGATAAAGGTTTAGAGGGAATATCAGAAGCTGAAGTACAAAGAAGAGTTACAAGAACCATGTTTGAGTTAAGTTCAGAGCCAACTGTAACTCAAAAAAGAATAGGAGAAAAACCTAGAGTAACAGAAACTAATCAAGATATTATAAAATTAGCAGAAATAATGGAAAGCTACTCTGAAATGATTAGACAAAAATTAAATGATAGAGGAGCTAATATTCAAAAACTATGGGGATATATTGTAAAACAATCACACGATCCAGCAAGTATTAGAAATGCTGCAGCTATTTTAGGTGTAAAAAATATTGAAGCTGATCCATCCTTAAAATCAAGAAGAGATAAAAATTATAATAAAAATTTTAAAGCATGGAAAAATTATGTAATGGAAAAGTTAGATACTGATAGAACTTTTGCAAACACAGATAATGTTGATGAATTTATGATAGATGTTTATAATTCTTTAGTAGGTAATAAATATTTAATTGCAGATGGTGTGGCTAACTCTTATGGCACAAGAACATCACAAGATGTAGCAAAAGGTTCTAAATTTAAAAGAGTATTACATTTTAAAACAGCAGATGATTGGTTTGACTATAATGATAAGTTTGGTGTTGGTAATTTAAAAGAATCTTTTTTTTCTGGATTACAAACTGCAGGAAGAAACCTTGGAATAATAGATGCTTTAGGTACAAAACCTAAAGAAAATATGGATAAAATTAGATTTGCAGTACATGATAGATTAAAATTACAAGGTAAAGACGTTGGTAGTATTAAAAATTTTCGTAAATTAGACAAATACATGAAAGTTATAGATGGATCTATTTTTACTGTAGAAGATTTTGGTGTTGCAAGATACTCAGCAATAGCAAGAACTTTAGCATCTATGGCAAGACTAGGTGGTGCAACAATTTCTGCATTAGCAGATGTTGGTATTTATGGTTCAGAAATAAGATACCAAGGTAGATCATTTTTAGGTGGAATGGCTGAAGCATTGGCTAGTTTGGGTAGAATTAAAAACACAAAACAAAAAAAAGAAATAAGTGAAATGTTAGGTTTTATAAATGACAATACTATTTATGATATGTCTGCAAGACACCAAGTTGGTGATAACTTAAATAAAGGTTGGACAAAAGCTCAAAGAACATTTTTTAAATTAAACTTACTTTCTTGGTGGACCAACAGTTTAAAAGAAGGAGCAATGTTAGGATTAGCAAATTATTTTGCTAAACAAAAAAATTTAGAATTTAAAAATCTAAACAAACAACTGCAAGAATTATTTACCATGTATGATATTAATCCTACTAAATGGGATGTTATAAGAAAAACTGCTATGGAAAAAGCAGATGATGGTAAAGAATTTATTAACATTGCTTTGTTAGATCAAATATCTGATGCTGATGTAAAAAAAATTACAGGATTAGAAAAAATGACAGAAAGACAAATAAGAATAGAAAAAGAAAAATTTAAAGCAGCAGTATCTGGAATATTATTAGATAGATCAATTTATGCAGTTATAGAACCAGATGCTAGAGTAAAAGGTTTTATGACACAAGGTAAATTAGCAGGAACTGGATTTGGTGAAGCTATTAGATTTTTTGGTCAGTTTAAAGCATTTCCTGTTTCTATTGTACAAAAAGTTTTAGGTAGAGAATTAGATTATTTTAAAGGTAGAAAACAAGGAGATATAGGCAGAGGTATAAGAGGTATGGGAGCATTAATGGTAACTTCTGCAATGCTTGGATATATGTCTATGACAATAAAAGATTTATTAAAAGGTAGATCCCCTAGAGATATAACTAAACCAAAAACAATAATGGCTGCTTTATTACAGGGTGGTGGATTAGGTATATATGGTGATGTATTATTTAATGAAGTTAGAGATAAATTTGCTATGTTAGGTTCATTTGTTGGACCAGTAACTATAACAATAGCAGATGTTTTAATGGCTATAAAACATGGAACTAGATTAGAATTTAGTAAGGCATCTAAATCAGCTTATGATGCTGTAACAGCAATGATACCTTTTTATAATCTATTCTATATAAAGAGTGCATTTGACTACATGATAGGGTATCAGATTATGGAAACTATAAAACCGGGTATATTAGAAAGGATTGAAAACAGAATGGAAAAAGATTATAATCAACATTTTTTATTTACAAAACCATCAACTTTGTTTAAAGGTTTTAATTAGTTATGACAGTATCAAGTACAACAGTAAAAAATTCCTACTCCGGTAATGGTAGTACAACTCAGTTTGCATATACATTTAAAATATTAGTTAATTCAGACTTACAGGTAATTATTAGATCATCTACAGGTACAGAGACAACTAAAACTATAACTACACATTATACAGTAGCTGGTGCAGGAGATGCTTCTGGTGGAAGTGTTACTTTCACATCTGGCAATATTCCGGCTTCTGGTGAAACAGTTGTTATTAGAAGGAATGTCCCGCAAACTCAAGCGATAGATTATATCGCTAATGATCCATTCCCTGCGGAGACACACGAAGAGGGTCTGGATCGTGCTACATTAGTTGCACAACAAATATCTGAAGAAGCTGATAGATCAATAAAACTATCAAGAACAAATACAATGAACTCTACAGAATTTTCTGTAGGTTCTACTGATAGAGCTAGTAAAGTTTTAGGATTTGATGCTAATGGTGAACTAACAGTTACACAAGAACTTGGTACAAATAGAGGAAACTGGTCATCTGGTACAGATTATAGTGCTAGAGATTTAGTTAAAGATACCTCAACAAATAATATTTTTTTAGTAAACACAGCACATACATCTTCTGGTTCACAACCTTTAACAACAAACGCAAATTCTGCTAAATATGATTTAATTGTAGACGCAGCATCAGCAACTACTTCTGCATCAACTGCTACAGCTCAAGCTACAATCGCAACTACAAAAGCTAGTGAAGCAGCAACATCTGCATCAACTGCTACAACACAAGCAAACACAGCGACTACAAAAGCCAGTGAAGCCGCAACTTCTGCAACTGCTGCAGCATCTTCTTTTGATAGTTTTGATGACAGATATTTAGGTGCTAAATCTTCTGATCCTTCAGTAGATAATGATGGAGATGCTTTAATAACTGGAGCATTATATTTTAATTCTTCAGATAACGTAATGAAAAATTATACAGGTTCTGCTTGGCAAACTTTAAAACCTACTTCTTCTGAACAAACAAATATTAATACTTTAGCTGCTGCGGATGTAGTAGCTGATATGGCAATACTGGCTACAGCAGACATTGTAGCAGATATGAATACTTTAGGAACAGCAGACGTTGTAGCTGACATGAATACTTTAGCAACTGCTGATGTAGTTTCAGATATGAATACTCTTGCAACAGCAGATATTGTATCTGATATGAACACTCTTGCTACAGCAGATGTAGTAAGTGATATGAATACTTTAGGAACTGCAGATGTTGTATCTGATATGAACACTTTAGGAACAGCAACTAATGTAACTAACATGGCAACTGTTGCTACAAACATTACAGGAGTTAATTCTTTTGCAGAAAGATATAGAGTTGATAGTTCTGATCCTACAACAAGTTTAGATGAGGGAGATCTTGCTTTCAATACCACGGATAATAATTTAAAATTTTACAATGGAACAGCTTGGACATCTATATCTCCGGGTATAGCAAATGTTGTTGATGATTCTAGTCCACAACTAGGCGGTAACTTAGACGTACAAACTAATTCAATCGTAACAACAAGTAATAGAAATGTTTTATTAGCTCCTAATGGTACAGGAGTTGTTGAAATAAAAGGAAATGATAATGAAGGAACGATACAACTTAATTGTGAACAAAACTCTCATGGTGTAAAAATAAAAGCACCACCTCATTCAGCAGCTCAATCTTATACTTTAACTTTGCCAAGCTCTATTACTAATAATTATTTTTTAAAAACAGATGGTTCTGGTAATTTATCTTTTGCAGAAGTACCTCAACCAACAGTACCAACTGTAGCAGATGTATCTCAAACGATTGCTCCAGCTACAGCTACAACAATAAGTATTACAGGAACAAACTTTGTTTCAATACCACAAGTACAATTTGTTAATGCTTCTACTGGTGCTATTACAAATGCCAACACAGTTTCATTTACAAATGCTACAACACTTTCAGTTAATGTAACTTTAGCAAGTGGCAATTATTTTGTAAGAATAGAAAATCCAGATGGTAATGCTGGAAGATCAACAAATAATATTATTACAGCTTCTACTGCACCAAGTTTTACAACTGCTGCAGGATCATTAGGTACGATTGCTGGTAATTTTTCTGGTACAGTATTTACAGTTGTAGGTTCATCAGATAGTGCAATTACATTTACAGAAACAACAAGTGTTTTAGTTGGGAGTGGTGGTAGTCAAGCTAATTGCAGTTTGGCTTCTAATGGTGTAATAACTACAAGTGATTTTGGTGGTAGTTCTGAAACACCAACTACATATAATTTCACACTTAAAATTACAGATGCTGAAGGTCAGTTTGTAACTAGAGATTTTAGTTTAACATCTAGCTTCGGTGCAACAGGTGGAGGACAATTTAACTAATGGCTAATACATATTTAACAAGGACAATTTCTTCTAATGGTAATGCAAGAACATGGACTTATAGCTTTTGGGTTAAAAGAGCAAAATTAGGTTCTTGGATGAATACACATAATTTAGGTGGAACTGGAAATAGAGATTATGGTGCATTTGACAGTAGCGATAGATTGGAAGTTGCACATACTGATAGCGGTTACCAATATAGGTTTATAACAAATAGAAAATTTAGAGACGTTTCAGCCTGGTATAATATAGTAATTGCTATGGACACAACACAAGCTACAGAATCAAATAGAACAAAAATATATGTTAATGGAGTTCAAGAAACTTCTTTTAATACAGCTACTTATCCAAGTCAAAACCATAACACTAGAGGTTCACAAGATAAAATTATGATAGGTGCAGATTTTGACCCTTCAAACTATTTTGATGGTTCTATATCTCATGTTAATTTTATAGATGGAACTGCTTATGATGCTTCATACTTTGGTTCTACAGATAGCACAACTGGAGAATGGAAAATAAATACTGCACCAAATGTAACTTATGGAACTAATGGTTGTTTTATTTTAAAAGATGGTAATTCAGTAACAGACGCATCTACTAATTCTAATAATTTTACAGTTGGTGGTGGTACACTTACAAAAACAGAAGATAATCCAAGCAATGTATTTTGTACTTTAAATCCTTTACAAGAACCTATACCTGCTCAAGCTGTTGAATACAGTTTTGGTAATACTAAATTTGCAGGTAATTCAAGTGATTGGCAAAGAATTTATGGTACAATAGGTGCTAAAACAGGTAAATATTTTTATGAGTTTAAATGTTTAAATGATGATGGTACAGCAGGACATCTTCGTCTTGGTTGGGATAGTATTGATAGTATTAACCCAAACAACACTAATTATTATAGTGGATTAACTTTAGATAGAGAAGGAAAATTAAGAGGTGGCGAAAATGGTCATGGTGGTTATTCTCCAAATGCTGTTCAAATGTCAGCAGCTTATAGTGGTGGTAATTTTAGTTTTACTGCAAATGATATTCTTGGAATGGCTATTGACATTGATAATAATACATTTTCAGTTTATAAAAATGGAAATTTAGAAATTAATGCTTACAGTTATGCTAGTGCATCTAATTGTAGTATATTAAAATCAAAAGATCATTTTGTAGCACCATCTGTAAATTTTTATAGTTCATCTGGTAATGCTAATAGAAGTTGTTTTAACTTCGGTAATGGATATTTTGAAACAACTGCAGTATCTAGTGCAGGAACTAACGCAAGTGGTGTAGGGATATTTGAGTATAATGTTCCAGCAAATTACACGGCTTTTTCAACAAAAGGATTTAACTTATAATGGCATATACAACTATAAATAAACACACAGATTATTTTGACACTACTTTAATTACAGGTAATGGTTCTACACAAAACATAACAGGTCTTGGATTCCAACCAGATTTTATTTGGATGAAGAGAAGAAATGCTACTGGTCATAACAGATTAATAGATGCTGTAAGAGGTAGTAGTAAAATTATTCAATCTGATCTTTCTAATGCTGAAGGAACTGATACTACATACGTGTCATCTTTTAATTCTGATGGTTGGTCTATTGGAAGCAATTCAGATGTAAATGCTTCTGGTGGAACAGCAGTAGGTTGGTCTTGGAAAGCAAATGGTGCTGGTTCCGCTAACACTGATGGTTCTACAAACTCTACTGTTTCAGTAAATAGTACAAGTGGTTTTAGTATTGTTAAGTGGACAGGTACAGGAAGCGGAACAACTATAGGTCATGGATTAGGTGTTAAGCCTAAAATTATATTTGTTAAAAATGTAAGTTCTGCAAGAAATTGGGTTGTTAATATAGGAGAAATAATGGGTGCAGATGAAAGAAGTTTATACTTAAATGCTAATGATGCAATAAAAAATGATGCAGCAGCAGATCATGGATATACTTACAATAATACAACATCACTTTTTAGTACAGCAAGTGGTTCTGGTGGAACTCAAGATGATGTAAATAAAAGTGGAGATACTATTATAGCCTACTGTTTCGCAGAAAAAACTGGATTTAGTAAAGGTTTTAAATGGACAGGAAATAATAATGCTGATGGTCCATTTATATACTGCGGTTTTGCTCCAAAATTTGTAATTTGGAAATCTACATCTTCAGCTCATTCTTGGATTATAGAAGATGAAGCAAGAAATATTAATGGTAATGGATATTTGAATGGTGCTAATACAAGAGAATTATATCCTAGTGCGGCTAATGCTGAAGCAACTTCTGGACCAAGATTTGATTTTTATAGTAATGGTTTAAAAATTAGAGATTCTTCAAGTGCAGATATTAATGGATCTAATGCTTTTATTGGATACGCATTTGGTCAAAGTTTGGTTGGCAGTAATAATGTACCATGTACAGCTAGGTAAATGAAATTTGTTTTAATGCTTTCAGTTTGTTCATTCATAACTGGAGAATGTAAAGAACCGATTACTTATGGTCAAACATTTGATACATGGAAACATTGTGCATTAACAGCACTAGATACAAGTAGTAAATATTTATTAACAATGGATGATGAAACAGTTAATGAATTTCAACTATCAACTCAATACACTTGTAGACCACAGGACACAATCTAATGCCTAAAAATTCTGCACTTGAAAGAATAGAATCACACGAAAAACTTTGTCGTATTATGCAAAAACAAACTCATCAAAAAATTAATAATATTGAATTAGAAATTAAGGATATAAAAAAACATTTGTATTATGCTATGTCAGCTCTCATAGGTGGGATGTTTACTATCATAGTCATTTTGTTTCAGAAACTATAACTTTTTGAAAGGCTGATATGGCTAGAAGAAAGAAAGCAGTAACCGGTCTAATAAGTGAAATGAAAGCACAAATTGAATTAGCAAAAGATCCTAATATGCTAGTATTTATACCTCTTGGTGGTCTTGGTCCTGTAGATATTGTTACTTTAAATATGAATACAGGTGAGTATACTGGTTATGATGTTAAATCAAAAAATTATAGAAAGACAGACTATACAGCAAAAGATGGTTATAGAAGAAAAAGAATTGGCTCACTTATATCAAGAGGAAGAACCAAAGAACAAATAAAACTAAAGGTAAAAATAATATATGCAAAGTGATAATTCGTTAGACATTATTAATGAGTATAAAGATCAAGTTAGAATACTAAAAGGTCAGATAGCAGAGCTTGAAGATGCTGGTAAATCTAAAGATGCAGCTAACAAAAGATGTTTGCAAAAGCTAGAGTTTTGTAATAAAGATTTAGAAGATGCACTATCAAAGATTAAAGAATTAGAGGAGAAATAATAATGCCATTTGAAATGATAACAATGTTGGGTTCTACTGTACTTGGTGGGGTTATGAGTATTTGGTCGCAAAGTATTAAAGCTAAACAAGCAGAACAAAAAATGCTTATACAAAGAGCAGAAGTTCAACAACAAGGTTTTAAAGATGCTAGAGAATATGATAACAAAGGCTTTCAATGGACCAGAAGAATTATAGCTTTAACCGCAGTATTTGCAATAGTGTTACTACCAAAATTAATGCCATTAATATCAGCAGATATAAGTGTAATTGTAGGATATTTAGAATTTAGACCTGCTTTTTTCTTTATACCAGAAAAAGAAATAATGAAATGGGTAACACTATCTTCTAACAGTTTAGTTATTACACCATTAGATACCAACCTAGTTTCAGCCATTATTGGTTTATACTTTGGTGGTTCATTAGTTAAAAAATGACAATAGCTGCTTTTGATCCTAGTTTATTAAGTAATTATGACCAGCCAAAATATCTTTTACATTTTCAATGGAAAAATTCTGACACTAAAGTTTACAGATATGCTTTGGTAGAAGAGATAGATATAAATAAAATAGATGACAGGTTAAAATTAAAAGAAGATGAGTTAGGATTAACTCAAAAACAAATATGGGAAAAAAAATATAATGGCTCGTGTTAAATTTGTACATTTTGTACCCAGAGACAAGCCACCTAAAAGACCTAGAAGGCACAAAAAAAACCTTAACAAATCCGAAAAAAGAAGCTACAAGAAATATCATAGACAAGGTAGATAATATCTTATATTAGAACATTCATAGGAGATAAATATGATTGATGAAATTAGAGACATGATCAAACATTATGTAGAAGATCATAAAAAAGCAGTTATCATTGTTGGTGTGCTATTAATTATAGCTCTGATAATATAATTATTAATAAGGAATAACCTATGGAGATAGACAGTATGAACTATTACTTTACAGGTGTTCTTATAATAATGATTACTTTGTTGGCTTTTTGTGGAGGTCCGGCAACATGATTGATAGATTTTTATATTCTTTCTTTGGAACATTAGATATACTTTTTGGCTGGATGGACAAACTATTTGCACCACGTTGCAAATGTAAGAAGAAAAAAAAATGAAAGTAAGTGAAAAAACAAACGTAACTATGCCAATCAAAAATATGATTGGTATTGTAGCAATAATAATTTCTGGTGTAATAGGTTACACAGAAGTTACTGCAAGGCTGACCAGTTTGGAGACCTCAAGAGAATTATTTCAAGCTGATTTACTTAAGAAAAGTGAGCAGCTTCCTGTAGACCAGGAACAGTTAATGTTGTTAGAAGATCTTTATAAAACTGTAGAAAAAATTGAATTAAGAATTGAAGATATGATGCACAACAAAGTTAATATAGAATTTGTACAAAAACAATTATCAAAAGCATTAGAAGATATAGAAGATTTAAAAGATAAAGTAAGAGCTAATGGAAATGGAGCACATTAATGGAGTTAATTGTAGCTTTACTTATGATAGTTAATGGAGAGATTAAAGAACATAGAATACAAGAATCTATGTCTGATTGTTTAAAGGGTAAAAGAATTGCAATGAGAGATACTAAAAAACAAGTACAGTATCAATGCATAAAATCCATGGCAGAATTAGAATCAAATATAGATGGATCTAAATCAATTAAAAAATTAATATTAGAATAAAGGATATAATATGACACTAACTAAAAGACAAAAGACTACACTTGCAAAACACAAAAAACATCACACTGCTAAACACATGAAAAGTATGAGAGCTGCAATGAAAAAAGGTAAAACATTTACTCAAGCTCATAAGTTAGCAATGAAAAAAGTAGGTAGTTAAATGCCAGATAAACAACCACCAAGAACTAAAAAATACTACAGGTCTACAAAATCTGGTGCGGGTATGACAAGAGCTGGTGTTAAAAAATATAGAAGAGACAATCCCGGATCAAAATTAAAAACAGCAGTAACAGGTAAAGTAAAAAAAGGTTCTAAAGATGCTAAACGTAGAAAGAGCTATTGTGCAAGGTCTGCTGGACAGATGAAAAAATTTCCTAAAGCTGCAAGGAATCCAAACTCTAGGTTAAGACAAGCAAGACGTAGGTGGAAGTGCCGATAAAAAAGAAAACATGGGTAAGACCCAAACATCAATCTTTAATTTGTGGCTACTGCGAAACTTGTAACAAACAACTTATGAGTGATGAAGGTGGTTGGATTATCACAGCTAATAAACAATATTTTTGTCATGATGGTAAAGATGGTAGTTGTTTTGACAACTATTGTGTGCTAAAAATAAAACAACAAAAGGAGAATAATTATGTATGGTAAAAAAAAGCCAATGGCTAAAAAGAAAGTTAAGAAAGCAAAAAAAGCTAAAAAATCAAAAGGGAGAATGTACTAATGTTAAAAGGTAAACAGAAAAATCTACCACCTGCATTAAAAAAAAAAATTATTGCAGCAAAAATGAAAAAGAATAAAAAGAAAGGTAAAAAATAATGGCTAAACGTGGATTATATAGTAACATTCATGCTAAACGTAAACGTATCGCTGCAGGTAGTGGTGAGAAAATGCGTAAAGCAGGAGAAAAAGGTAGACCAACTGCTAAACAATTTAAGAAAGCTGCTAAAACTGCTAAGAAATAGTATTTTTTATTTCTTCAAACTCTTGCCACAAAGATTGTTCTGGAGACCAGTATCTTTTCTGGTCTCTTTTCATTTCTATAGAATGTAAAACTGTAGTATGATCTTGTCCAAAATATCTACCTATATCTGAAAGTGTCATTGAATATTTTTCAAATAATAAATTATGTATTACGTTTCTACTTCTAACTACATCTGCAGTTCTACTTTTATTCATTAATGTTTCTTTATGTATTTCAAAATGAATACACACTTTATTAATAACACTTTGAACTTGTGATGGTTTGGGTTTTGCAATAGTAAATCCAACAACTTTTTTATTTGGAGGAGCAACTACTACTGGTCTTTTTCTATTTTCCATTTCTTTGCATCCATTTAAAAAACCAAGTCTGTAAATTTTTTTTCTATCTTCAGTTAATAAATCATAAGATGATTTAACTTCATAAATAAATTGATTTTGATTTAAGTATTTAATATGATTTTCGTATACTTGATTTATATTTTTAGTCATAGATCCCCTACGTTTTCCTTCAGTTTTTTTTAACAATTAAATTAATGAGTTTATGTTCTCATTAATTCTTCTTTTGTCTGCTCTATCTTCCAAAGCAATCTATAAGAATCTTTTTGATACTTATTAACCTTTTGCTTCGCTTCTAGGTACTTGTCGTGTTTCTTCTGTTGAAGATCCCTGTACCTCTGCAGACGAGTTTTTAGCTCGTTCATCTTTCTCCTTTTTCACTGTTGTAAAATCAATCCTCAAATTATCAATTTTACATTCTACAAGTTCTCCACTATTGGACACATTTGCAGCTTTCTCAACATCATCAAACAGCTCTGTCATTGAAAATGAACATTCGCCATTGATAATTCTTTTAACTTTTGTCATACTTTATCCTTTTTGGCAACCTCTTTTTTGTGTATTTCTCTGGTCATCTTATTGTATACACTCAAGTCTAAATAGTTGTCTGCTTTAAAATTTTTTGTTGATCTAAATAGTTTTAATGCCATCATTAATTGACCTATTTGATGTGGTTTTATTCTTTTTTTTAAATTATCAAATAATATAATTGTAAACATTTCTGCTAACAAAACAAAGTTTTCTTGATAGTTACCATAATCTTTTTGCCTATCATCAATAACTTTCTTTTCAATCTCTTGATCTAAATCTGTTATTTTTTTATCCATAATGTGTTTGAGGTGCCTTGGGGAAGAAAACTACCGAAAGGGAACTAGAAAGAAAAAACTCCCCCAAAGCTAAATACAAATTAATTAAAACTTGTATGATTGTTTATTATCATAATTAGGTTTCTTTTGAAACCCTTTATTTGAAGCTGATGGTTTATCTTCATTAGCAGATGGTGGTGTCATCTTAATTGTAATTCCAACAACATTACCTTCTTCATCTCGTTCATTCCATCCAGCTTGATTGTGCCAAACGTCTCCTATCTTAACACCTATGGTCCATTTCTTACCCTCTGGTGCTTTTGGGTTTGGCGGTGCTACCCAATCCGGTTGGTTCTCCGCATTTTTGTTTTGGTTTCTAACCAAGTTACACCATATTACATCTTCACTCATGTTTACTCCTTTGTTATCGTCAGCTTTTACTGACCATTGTTTAATTGTAATTCACGAGTTTCAGCAACATCTGTTACTTGTCTATATGCTCGTAAATTATTTCTCATTAGAAACTCAACGTCTTTTCTAATCAAGTTTTTAACCTCTAGAAATTCATCAAGATTATTAGTTGATTTTAATGCACGTTTCATTTCTTCTACATCTATAGCATCATCCATATATGTAGGTTCTTCAACAGATTGCTCTGTAGAATCTTCAAATGGTTTTGGCTCATAGCCATCCTCATCTTTGATACCTGTTTTAAGATTTAATAAATTTAAGAACGCATACTTTCTTGAGTATGACATGGCATTGCCAG